GACGAATTTTTTCAGTGTCAAGTGAATATGAGATACCCAAAGAAACCTATCAAATCAAGGATTATTCATAAATTTTTCACTGCGAAAGTTGAGTTAATTATATAAAAACGTCAACTTCATTTGACCGAAATTTTTGAGTTTAAAATAAACCTGCGCTTCCAGATAACTCTCAAAATTCCTGTACATTTAAGGCAACTAATAAATCAGCTAAAATTAAGCACAAAAAACGGTGTTCCCACGAATTCATTTTCGCTGAAACACCGTCTTATAGAAGCGCCCGACAAGTTGATTTAGCGATGGAGGAGATTTTCCGTGATGCAAAATAACCGTGTAAAATTCGTGCAAAATTTTTTCAAAATCTATAGGATTCTTTCGGATTCTCGAAAAAGAAAAAACGACCGCAAATGCAGTCGTATCAAGGTATTAAAGAAATTCAATCCGAACCAGTCGGATACTTGAAACGCCCTCGGCAGGAATCGAACCCACATTTTTGTATTGAATCAAAGTGAATCAAAACAAATCAAAAACATTGTAATATCAACGTTTTTTTAACAGCCCATCCGAAGAAAAGATAATAATTTCTAAAAGTTTTTTGGGCAATTTTTGGGCAAAAGGCGGGGGATCCCGCCTTATCCCATTATTCTTTATTTTTATTTGATTTCATCAAAAGTTAGAACTTGATGATCCATCCCCGAAAGCCATTTTTCTAATTTTTGTTTTCGATGATTCGTCGTCGTGAAAAAGTGTAATCTTGGATTGATCTTCTTTAATTTGAAAATCTCTTTATAATTAGCGATCTTCTTCAAATTATCCTTCATATGCCTTGTATTATCGATCTCAATTACATTACCTGCAAAATAAGCATCCGCTATCACTATTTTCTTCATTACACTTTTCCCGCTGCCAATCCTCACAATAATGTCCGTAATTTCTTCTTCATGTTCGATTCTATACTCTGTTATCCAATCGGACGGGCATCCAAAATAAATGTATGCCTCGTTCAACAATAACTTGTGTTCAATCTGCATAGATTTTTTGACCTCTTTATCGCTGCCAATTAATTCACGGCCATCTTTATTCAGATAGAAAATTTTTTCACGCCCTCTTGTGACGTGTAGATAAGGCTCCAATTGGGATACGATCCGGCAAGCATTTCTGTAGCTGCCGAGATCGTGGATCCGCTGCAACTGACGAACTGTCATAACCCCAAGCTGATCAATCGTTTTTAATAGCATTTCTGTCCGTTCCTGTTTCTTTAGTGCCAAGGCCATTTATTATCCCCTCCAATGTTTTATCGTTGATATATGGGACCTGGACTTCTCTTTTCTTCTCAATTTTATACAGAGCCCGCCCTGGTATAGCTTCTAATTCTTCTGCTCCGGTCTCATCTAAAATCACACGGCTCCCCATGCTTTCAGGCATTTTAAAAGCCAGTCTGGCTACCATATTCATTTTCACCTGCCCTGGAACTGCTTCGCGGGTCGGGTATTGAGTGGCATAAATAAGCCTATACCCTAATGCCCCGCCGATCCTGGCGATCTGCCCAAGACAATTCATACAGTATTCGGCATATTTTTTATGTTCTTTTGAAACTAATTTAGGGGAAAGTTCCGCCGCTTCGTCCACGATAATAAAAGTTCGTTTTTGTATTTTTGTGTCTACAATATTGGAAATTCCCTTTTCTTTGAATAATCGTTCTCGCTCTTTCAATTCCTTCGCGATTTGATCAAGTGTCCTACACGCTTCCAGCAGGTCGCTGGCCAAAGTTTTAATTTGATGGAGATGTTTGTATCGATTGAACTCTAAACCGCCTTTGAGATCCAGGATGTAAAAGCTGACATGCTCTTTTTTATTCATCAGCAATGAGGCCAGCAGTATTTTTAAAAAGACCGTTTTCCCAAAACGTGTAGTGCCGCCAACCAACATGTGCGGATATTTTTCAAAGTCATGGTAAAGCACGCCATGATGATTTTTTCCGATAGGAACTTCCCAGGTATCCGTTTTTAGATCAGCAGTATAATTCCACTTGTTAGGCAGCCTATCATCAAACACCTGAATGTGTAGGTATCCGTTCTTAAATTCCCATTCAATCTCTTTATTCAATGCCTCTCTTATGGTCAATTCAATATTTTTAATCGTATCACTGGAAAGCCCTATTGGTAGCGAATAAACATACCTTCCTTCCCCACCACTCACCAATTTCGGATAGAGGACGGTGTCTCCATTTTTAATAGAAGTATTTGTCCGCTCAAATATTTCTTGAATGATCCTCTTATCGTTTTTTCGTCTTGTGGGAACAAGTGCCGCTCCTATCACTGCGGCCGGTAAAATCCATTCAATCACTGCGTCACTCTCCTATTCATTGAATAGTTCTTTATGTGAATCCGACATTGAATAATTCCTTTCTTATCTTCTTGCTGGTTGGATGAGCTATTTCGATGTCACTTTCCGAGGAACAAATATAGATATTTCATATAAATTTGGTCAGTTCTTTGAGTAGGTAGATGATGGAACCGTATTTAGCAAACTCAAGGACCACTTTGACCATGGAATGGTTGATGACCAAACCCGCATTTTCCAGCAATGAAATAAAAACGAGCGAACCTCCAAACAGCCCAGTTGCGACTATTCCAAATGTAAAAATATCCATGGTGTCAATCTCCCCTTTTTGTCTTTGAATAGTACATTGTATGGGCGAATGAAATATTAATGCATGTCCATATGAAATTTCATTGCATGTCCAAGTGAACTTTATTTGACATACAGGAATTTTTACCTAAATGTCGAAATATAAATATTGGTGATGTGGATGAAGTTAAAACCAAACATTGAAAAATTAATAAAGGAGAGTGGTCTAAGGAAAGATTTTATCTCTACAAAAATTGGTATTAGCACAAGAATGCTAAGAAAGTACGAAAAAGGAGAATCCATCATGCCGATGGAAAAAGCGTACATATTAGCACGTTTGCTCGGAGTCAGGGTAGACGATTTATATGAGTATGAGGGGGATGAATCATGAGAAAAACAATTGTACTGGGGTTGTCGGGATTATTAGCGTTAGGTTTGAGTGCATGCGGAAATGAAGATAAAGCAACTTCAAGCACGCCCAAAGAACAAACCACAGCAGTTTCTAAAGATCAACAGGAAAGCAACGTTACCTCGGATATATTTACTGCTGCTAAAAAGAATGTGACATTCCAAGATGAAAACACTGGTGAGGAATATAAAATTTTAGGCGAGTATCTGAACGGACCAACCAAAGATGGAATGTATCAAATTCATTTTGGAGACAACGAGGAAAAATCGTTTGTGCTTAATTATTCTGTTAAACTTTCCAGAAATCCTGAAGGAAAATTAGGTTTGCTGTTTTTAGAAGAAGGGGATAACACGAAGAGTGGACAGCTAATTGACTACCAAGGAACCAGGGTATCAATTATAACGGATACCGCTGAACAAATCGGGGATGACCTCGATCATGTAACTTCGGGTCTTAATGGCGTAGCTGCGTCTTATGAAGGACCCGTTAAAGAAAAAGGATTTATGTTTATTAAATTTGAAAATCAAGATCAAACACCTAAAAAATTAGAAATTGACTTTGACGCTCCAGACCTATTGCAAAAAGATTCAGATGGACAACTAGCCATTGTTCCTGGTGATAGCGAAACCGGAACAAAGCAACTGGGCAAGAAAGAGCATGTAACACTAAAATTATCTAAACTAAATTAATGAAGAAAAACGCCCACTGAAATGATTCAGTGGGCAAATAAATTGCTATGGAAAAGTTAGCTTCATTATAAATCATGTTACAACTTTTGGAAAGAATGGTATGCACCTAATATATTATGTATCCTCCACTTCCACGTTTACAATGTTGTCAAATTTTATCCTCTCCACATCCCCTTCATCGTCCTTCACTCTGATCTCTTTCTGTATTGGATCCAAATAATACACGATTCCCCGAACTTCTTCTACAAATCCCTCAATCCAAACATCAAACTTGACTTGAAAGTGAAATTCCATCGCATAATGGATCTTCTCTTCAATCTCCTGTATCTGATACGGATCAAGCATTGGCTTGGGCGTTTTGTAATACTCTTCGTTTGCAAATTGCCGTAGCATATCAACGTGCTCCGGTATCATAAGAGATGTCCATTTCTTGTTCTCTCGATCGTAATGAAGATATCTTGTATCTAGGTCCCTCTTCATCGAACCACTCCTATAAGAACGTTTGTTCCTATTATATACCAAACAAATGTTCTTGTTCAAGGCAAAAAAATAAAGCCCTTTAAAACGAAAAGAGCTTTTTCTTTATCATTTTAATTTGTACGTCATAAATCAAAATAACTATTTCTCTTTTTCTTTTTTGAATTCAAAACATACAATGCAAAACCTAATATAAAAATAGGCATCACTATAGCGACTATTGTCGGAATAATAGGTTTACCAAATAAATATTCAAAGGATTTTCTCAATCCTTTAAAATAAAGCAATCCTCCCAAAATAAAGAAATATAATAATATTAATACGGAGAAAAAATACACATAGTTTCTAACTAACAACTCTACTAAGTTTGTAGTATTACGATTTATGTTAAAAGTTCTTATGACAATATTTGATACCGACTTCATTAATAAAACGATAATCGTTATAACACCAATTCCTGTTAAACTTGTGAAAACTAAAAGTTTTCCTGTAGAGACGGTACCAATATGACTAAATACTGAACTAATTGTTTGCAAACTCCCCATAATACCAATTACAATTCCTGTAAAAATCCCAAGAATAGATACGAATTCAGCATATATTTTTGCCTTACTTTCGCCAATTTTTTGCACATGTCTTCTTGCCTCATCCACTTCTTGATCCAACACTGAAACGTTTTTTCTTATATAATCTCTTTGGATAATTGCAAGCTTTATGTGATCACCAATTTTATTAATAACTTTTTTAAGCTCTTTATTCCCCGCACTACTCAACAATAATTCTATGTTATTATCCACGAATTCAATTTTTTCATCAATAATTTTTTCAATATTATCATGTTTATCTGTAACATCATTATCTTCTTTAGGATAAAAGTTAGGATCCTCAAATACACATTTAGTTATTAGTGTATAAGGAATCCTTCTGTTTTCATCAACTAAAAAGGTTTGAAAAAATGTTTTAATAGCTGTATTTGATGCCGAGTTTAAAACTTTGCCATATAATAACTTAATTATTTCTTCAAAAACTTGTTCCGAACTCCTTATTTCTTCTCCCATATTCTTTCTTCCTTATGTTTCATGAAGAATTCTCTTATCTCTTTGTTATCATAAGCAATATTTCTATAACCACTTTCAATTCTCTCTCTGTCGTTAAACCACATAGGATGCTTGTGAGTTAGTTCAACTAATTCAAATCCATCAAATTCCAATAGTCGATCGATTATAGGTTCTAATTCTTTTTTATCATCTTTTGTAATACTTGATTCTTCAACATTGTATTGTTGAATAGTAATGCCTTTCTCGAAATCAAAGCTAACCATATCAGGAACCTTGTCAATTCTTTTTGCACCAAAATGTTTATATTCTTGATAAACATTTGGAACAACAGGACCCAATTTCCATTTTTCGATGACATCCTTAAATAATGGTTTATTATGTTTTAACAAGTTATAACTTTGCAGGTAATATAGTATTTTTTGTAACTTTAAATTAGTTATTTCTTTTCCAGAATTTTCAGCCCGCCAAACAATATAGTTTGCAACTTCTAATGCGTTATAAGTATTCATATTGACACCTCCCTTTTTACAAAATACTCACGACATATGATTTATGTATGGTTTATTAGGCTAAAAATTGAATGTTTATGTATAGATATTAGCTGATTTCCTTTATAATAACATAAAATATAACCTAATTAATACGAAAATAAACTAAAGTAACGAAAATAACGGACTTAAACGAAAAAGCCCCTCTCGAACGAGAAGGGCCTTTTTCTTATTTCCCACTGCCTTGAATCAGTTCCCTTTCCAAAGCAACGTAGATCAGACCGATCGCGTCACTCGTTGTAAGTTCCCTTTTTTGAAGCTTTTCTCTCCATACCGGACTTATTGCTCCAGGATCCTTCTTTTCGAGTCTGGATAATACAACAGCTGTACTGTTTACGATAGCTTGATTAGTAAGAAGCAAAGGCTCAATATCTTCCCTAACGGATAAAATTTTCTGAAAAAAATTTTAAAAAGTGTTTACAAAGTTATCTTAGTTTGATATATTATAGATAACAAAGTTATCACTTTTGATAGGAGGAATGGGGCATGAAAAAAGTAAACTTAAAGGAAGTGATGCTGCAGGCTTGGAAAATCGCTCGTGAAGGTGTTGCTAAGTTTGGCGGAAAGGTGAAGGAATATTTTGCGGAAGCTCTGAAAATCGCATGGGAGTTGGCTAAAGGTTTGAAAAACGTGAAGGATGTTGTGGTAGAAGCTACCGCTAACGATTGGATGAAATATGGAAAACATCGTC